TCAAACTATGATCCGTCAGAAAGACTTGCTGCTGTTGGATCGTCATCACCACCATCTTGGGTGGAATATTCATCTTCAGCCTTAAGACCAACAATGTCTAATCTAATATCAGAAACACCCCTTGCAGACACACCAGAACTCCAACCAGTCACCCTACAACCTACAGCTGTAAAAATAAGTTTAGCTGTTTGTCTGTCATAAATGGCTACTGAAAAATCCTCTTCTGTAAGAAGTTCTTTCAACATCGAAGCTCCACCTACTTGATAAGGACCCGCATCTACTACACGATACCCAGTAAGACTGAGAGTTACTGGCTCCTGACTTGTTGGAGTAATTTCTGTTGGATTATATCTACCAAGAATATAAGCAGGAACCTTATCCTGTCTAACAGACCAACTGCAATTTGCAAATAGTCCTACGATGTTTCCATCAATAAAGATCTTGGCTCTTGCACCAGTTAATATTTGAGCCTTTGCCATTTTATATCTCCTTTAAATTATTGAGAAGCCTCTTGAGTTACCTGACTAATTGACAAGCTGATTGGTACAAAGTACAACAACCCAGCAAGCTTAACTTCAACTGCTATATTCATTACTCCACCAGTTATTTTAACTGATGCATTTTTGTATCCCTTTGGAGCATCATCGGAAGGAGCAATCCACTTAAGTCTTAAGAAGTTAAACAGTTCGGCTTCTAAAAAGCTTAAAGCACCTGCCGCAGAAACTTCAGCAACAGACTTTCCAACCATTGCTCTATCAAAATTTTGAATCAGTGTAAGGGACATTAAATCTGAAATATAAACAGCTTGTAATGAATTGAAAACAAAATTATTATCGACTGAATAAGTCATTTGATCTGAAGTCCATCGAAAACCACCCGTATTTACAGACTCAGCAACCAACAAACCAGATCTTAATGCTCTTTCTCTGTCGGCATAGCTTTTAGGATTATAAGATCCATCACTATGAACTACTCCAGAAGTGTTAATAAACTTTTTAACAATACCCTTAAAACCAGCAGCTGCTTGCATTCCAGCAGCCAATACAGAACTCATCCAAGGTTGATAAGTTTTTATTGTTCCATCTGATGATACAAGTTTTTGTTCTTGAATACAAAGAGCCATTCTATGGGAAGCTAATTCACCTGAGGCATCTTGTTGCTCTGTAAATGTACCAACTTTTGCTCCAAGACCGATTCGGTTATTACGAGCCTTAAGTTTACTGTTTTTAATGCAATGAGACTTAACTAAGGAATTAATGGCATCAACTGTATAAGTAGATGCAGCATCTGTTTCACCGTCCGCAATATCATCTACAGAATCTTGAGCAAAAAGAGTAACCATAAAATTAGTTGTTACAAAGTCACAAGCATCAATTGCTTGAGATACATTCATAGAAGTTGTGCTGCCTTTTAATCCACCGTTAAGGAATTTTGCAGGAGTTTTTTCTTCTGGAAGTCCAGACTGAACTGGAAGAGAAATGGTAATAAAAGAAGAACCGTTTACCTCCGAAGCAAAATCATAAGCATCTCTTTTAATCCTTGCTGGCATAAAGCTAGCAGAAGACATAAAGTACTCACCCTTATCTAAATCTGTAAGAGGTCTTGAATTCAAACTAGAAGAACCGATAGCAGCCGTAAAACCATCAATTGAATTGATTTGATCCACTAATGATGAGAGAGTTGTTACTTCATCAAATTTAAGTTCTTTTACTAAAAGCACTCCAACGTATAATTCAACAGAATCAGACCCAACAACCATTTTTGCACTTTCATCTTCAGATCCAGCTTTAAGGGCAATCACTCCACCAGTTTCAAAAACATCAGAAACAGCTCCTTGAGAAACTGTAAATATATTTTCATACTCAGCAGCTGAAACAAGCAAACTATTACTAAAAGTAGCAGGAGAATCAGCGCTTACTTTAAAAATATCAGTAACGTCCCCTTCAACTTCCATCGTTTTTCCTAAACCATCAATAACTGGCTTAAAAATTGCAAAATCAGCTGCAACACTAGTTTCAGTTCCAGTAGTTCCAGCAGACCCATTAGACAGTCTAGCAGCAGATACGGAATCTCGTGTAGCAGAAGTTACTAAATAAAAACCTGGATTAATTCCAGCAAAAGCATTTTCAACAATCATGGTGTCGCCAACTTGAGGACGAGCGGCCCATCTTTCACTAGAAGTAATAGATAATACAACATTTGTTCCGTCATTTGAAGAACAAGACCAATCAACTACTAAAGAATCAGCTACACTTCTATCTTGTCCTGTATAATTCGATACGACTAGTGGCTTAAAAACTAGAATATCATCTTCACTTGCATCTATAGCAGAAGATCCGGTTTCGGTTGATGCACCAGCAATATTAATAGCTGTAAGAGTTATAGAAGCAGAGCTAACCGAATTAGTAACAGCAGTTACAATATAAGAACCCCTATTAGCATTTGTCGAACCAATAACAGCAGAGTCATGACCTACGCCATAATCACCATTAGCGGGTATAATAACAACATCACCAATTTCAGGAGCTGAAGCCCAAACACTTCCTGAAGCAAGAGAGAGAATTAAAGAATCTGAATCTGGAGCAGAAGCTGAAAGTGCAATTCCAACCAAACCTGTAATAGGGAGATCTTCATCACCCCCCTGACATAAAATACCCTTATCATAATCTTCCACCAAAGCAGGCAAACTAGAGGGTCTAGTAAGTGCAGGAACAGTTACGGTTTTTTTGGCACTACCATTCGTTCTTAGAAAAAATTCTTTAGATCCTGTTAATTCGGGACAAAAAACAAAAGATCCAGTTGTAGGAGCTGATTCAGATTGACCTATTTCAGATTTATATTTAGTACTGTTACCAGTAACACCAGCTCGACTAGATAACAGATTAGCATAAACATCAAAACCCTGTCTTATCAGTTCAGCATTAGCCTTAGTAGACATATTTGTTTTTACAATTTTTACTAATTGAACAGAACCAACAATTGCAGGATCATTTGCTGCTGCTGAAATTGCTCTAAAGGCATCTACCAAATGACCAGAACCATACTTATTCTGAACAACATCAATTTCTGTTGGATCATAATAATTTGCGTCTAAATCCTCTTCTTCAGACCAGTGAGGACCCTCATTAGCTTCACCAATAAGAGTTACGATTCCTGCTGCACCGATACCACCCTGATTGGCAATAACTTTAGTCGATACATACGTTCCTGGATCATATAACGTAATTCCATCATTTGTCGTATAGCTTTGAGCCATAATTATTCTCCCGTCAAGTTAGGATAGTATCCCGAAATCTACTAAACCATCATCAAATTTATTATTATTTAAAAAACCCCTTGCCCTGAAGTGCTTATAAATAGCATCCTTCATAACAGGATCAAGGTTGAATTTTCGTTGTGTCATCATCCACCAAGCATCAAAACCCATAACCGGCTTTTGTCTTGGGGGTAGTACAACCCGTTCTTTTCTCATAGGTTGCTCCTCTTTTAAGATTATTACATCTTCCTTTTTTTTATTAGATTTTCTAGCCATATACATCTCTAATATTAGGGTTACTTATCTTCCGGTTTCATAATCTTATTAGCAGGAATTTTATTAAATTTAGGCTTAAAATCTTCCTTAATTTCAGCTTTAATTACACTAGAAACTGCTTTTGTTTCCTCTTCTTTCACGTCTTCACTAAATTCTTTGTTTTCCTTACCCTTTTCCGTTTTATTAATCTTATCCATAGCACGACCAAGTTTTCTCATATTGCTAACCCTACTTAATTTAGGCTTAGGAATTTTTTGTGCTTCTACTGGTTTTTGATCCGCAACTGGATTTAAGGGTTTTTGTTCGCTTGCTGGATCGACAGGTTTTTGATCCGCAGGTTTCGCTACCTTATCTTGCTTTGCTTTAAACTTATCTGTGGCATCAATTACATCTTTTTGGATAGTACGAGCTGGCTTTTTTGTAAACCATTTAAGGGATTTTTTTCGCTTAAAAGGTACATCTTTGCGAAGTTCTTGAGAATCTTCTGATTTTTCTTCAGACTTCTTAGCAGCTTCTTTTAATCGATATCCCTGTGATTCTAAATGTTTAACTCCACCATATTTATTTTGTACCATTGTTATTGATACTGGCTCATCAGTTAGTTGATGACCATCTTGATATATATGATAAGCACTGTTATCTTTAGGATTCATGATGGGTTTCTGACTAGGCTCTGAGGGTACTGATATTTTTTTAAGATCCTCAACCTTGACACCATCTAAAACTTTAGTTATAGCTTTTTTAAGACTCAAAAAAGCTGGGTAATACTCACCACTTACCTCTTTCTTGATCAACTCTCTCGTTTCTCTGTCTAATGCCATTATATACCTCTCAAGGTTTGTGTTTACCTTAAAAATATTAGGTTATTTGGAGATTAGAATGTAAACTTTTTATATAATTAACCACTTGCTGTCCTGCTGACCTTATATTGTCGTGTCTAGACATTTCTTTGCCATTATGAAAAACTGCATATTGATTCTGATTAGCTATAGGTTTTACAGCTAAAGACCCATGTTCATTATGATTAAAATTAGCATGATATTCATCTCCTATCCGCTTTTGATCAAAACTCCAGCCAGAAGCACCAGGAATATTCATAGGTATCTTATCATAATGATTCATGTTTTCAATACTTTTCATTGTCATTCGTTTCTTACCGCTTACTTTTTCAGCATGATTTACCATAGAAGTTA